CGATGTAAGACCAACGCCTACGATAGTGAAGGTCTCAGACATATTTATTCCGTGTGTAGTTGGTTCAGGCCCTCGGGGCGATTTAACAAGTAGGCGTGTCGATGATGGTTCCCGGGACCTTAATATTTACCTCTAAGAGGTGCATTTTGATTTTGGCAGGCCTGCTGGCTCACTTTGAGTGACTCAATCTTCTTGATGAGTCCGCTGTAGAGAAATGGGTGCAACTGATCGCATAGGCTCTTATAGCCTCGTGCAAGACTCATTTTTTCATTAAACCAAGCCAGATGGGCAAGGTAAGGATCATGAAACATACCTAGGTGCTTGTTCTTACCATTAACCTTTATACCGGCCTGAAACTTTGTAGAACCTTTTTTAAGGCAAACACCAATAGGATAATCGCCCCTCATGGCATCCCCAGAAGTAACGAAGCTATTGAGCGCCTGCGGGATAAAGATGCAGGTTTTACCGGAATAAACTTTGTTTCCCGGGAAAAGAAGGTCCTTATCAAGCTCGAACCCTGGAAGATAATTCTCGTCGTAGAACTTTTTAAATGCACTAAAGAGATGCCACTCTTCATCAACCACGCACCCATCATAGCTAGGCCTGTAAGAACTACCTTTCCCATAGCATCTTTTGAGCATCCCATGCCAAACTCTAAATGCTCTTATTTTCTTCCCACCCACAAAAACAGGATGCACATCTAGCTTACCGACTCCGAAAATAAGACTTCCTTTTGGTTTCATGGTTACGTTTGCCTTCTTTGAGATGAACCTTTGTCGCATAGGAAATCAGCCCGTCGAGGCTCGCCAGCACTAGCTGACTTCCTCAAAGGCTCATTTCAAAGTGAACGGTTCGACGTTAAAGGGGAGCGCATGCGAAGCGCGAAAAAAAAGCCAGCGACAGGCTGGCAATGTGAGGGTAAGGCAATGTCGGCTCTATGGCCGAAGGGTCCCAGGTAGTGGGTTTGGTTTGTGGTGGCCGGTGCTGCTATCCGGCATTCACGGCTATCGCTTTACGACGCCATCAGGACATTCACCACAACGGACAGAGCACTGAGCACTTCGCGCCAACTCCATGCTGCTGCGTGGGTTGGGTTATGAGCCCTTCACGCCAATGCTCTTTCCTGTTGTGTAGAAACGAAAAAGCCCAAGGCGTTAACCTCGGGCTTAAATTATTTGTGTCGACAATCAAAGCTATGGCGACGATATCAGATTTACATGAAATGTATGCTATTTAATTGACTTTTGCAATACCCTGCTTCGAAAAAGTCGCCTTTTGTTGTGATCGTGCTCTCACAGTGCAACGAAGAGAGTCGTCATCAAGTCGTTTAAAGATGGCGCACATGGCCCTCCAGTAATCGGCGTAGTTATGGCACCAGTTATCAGGCTTAACGCCACACAGGGCCGCCAAGTCCTGATGCTGATACACATCCTTACCCGCCAGCTCCGCTTTCGCGTCCTGAGCCGCCAGCCATATCAGTTTCTTAAGCCGCTCCATCGTCTTGCCGGCCACCTTCTTCGTGCCGAGCTGTTCCCGGAACTCTGCCCACGCCCACTGAGTGATCGCCACCTGGTGCTCAAAGCTAACATTCTCGCTGTAGTTCCACAGCAGCCAAGCTTTCTGGTGGTCCTCCAGCGACAGGACAGCGCGGCGCCATGATGCGGTCACGAACTCAACCGGGCCCACCAGCGCAATAGATGATCCCTTGGCGCGCGACTGACTGCCACTCATCGGCGGGCCGTCAGGATTGACCATGCGCTGCTTATCCTTGTCGAATACCTTTTTTCGGCCCCGGCTGCGCGCCGTCGCGGTGAATTGCGCGTTCTCGGCGAAAGCTACCAGTTGCCCTTTCGTCGCCCCGCTAAGATCTGCGGTCGCCACAATGAGCTGCTGACGTACGTATTCCAGTTGCTGACTGTTCATGCGGCTTCCTTCTGTGGCTGATTGGTTTTGTTCTGGCTGTGCTTTGCTACTGGCGGCAGATTGGCGCGCTTAACGCTTTCTGCCTGGTACTTTTCGAAATCAGCTCTGGTCATGATTCCACCACTCCCGTGCTGACTTTCTGTATTCAGGGTTTTCTGTCTGACAGATAATTTCCGCTCGATCGCCGCTTATCAGTTCGCGAGCTTTCGCATACAGCCTTTCTCTTTTCGAAAGCTGTGCCGTTTCATACCAGGTGCTGGCAACGAACTTTCTTGCTTCAACTGGAGTGAATGTCTTCACGCTGCCTCCCGCTGTTTCAGTGCTTTGAGCTTGGCGCGGTACTCATCGCGGATCCGGATGAAATCTTCCCGGCGGTAGTTGGTCATTTCGTGGGGACCGTTGAGCCAGTCGACATATTCCTGACCGTAACGAGCAATCAGGCCAGCTTCGTATTGCTGCGCTACGGTCGCCTCCTTGGCGGTATACTTCCCAGCCCCGGCATTACACGATTTGCACTGCTTATGGGCGTTGCGCTCTTCAAAGCGCAATTCAGGGTTAGCGCCGACCGTTTTGAAGTGGCCGCAGTCCCACTGGCCGCCGTGCAGATCCGGGGGATTGGTCTCTCCGCAGCTGATGCATGGCAAACCAGCATCACGCGCGCGGATGTAAGCGTTGAATGCCTGCTGAGCCTGCGCTTTGTAGTAACCTGCTGGCCGTAGCTCTGCAAGGCGTTCCTTGCGGCGCTTGCGCCCGGCCTTCTCAGCCTCTTTCTGCTCCTTGATGCGCTTAGCTGCGGCTTTCACCTTCTCCTTTTCTCGTTCTTCCATCGCGAGGATTGCTCCGTGCTCCGGGCAGCACCAGCGGATCCGGATGTCGTGGAATTTCGGCACGAAGTATTCACCGCATACTTTGCACTTACGGCGGGATGGTTTACGCATGGTTTCTCCTCGCCGCGAGACGCAGCCATTTCTGATCCACCAGACGGGCGGTGTAGCCCTTCAGTGTCGGGATATCGGACGGCTTAACCACGGGCTTACGCTGGCGGCGCACCGGAACGCGGAAGATTTCGTTTGTGATGACGCGTGCGAGAGGACTACCCACGGGAAGCCCTCCATTCTTGCGCCCAGGCGATGCGCTTACTGGATGCTTCGGAGAACCTCACACCGCGGTCGGTGCCGAACCAGTAAATCGCCTCGATCACGTCGACCATGTAGCGCTTGCTGGATTTGGATGTGCGGACGCCGAAATAAACGCGGCCGCCGTTGATGCCCGGCGCGGATTTCTGCTCCTGGTCCTGAGTCTGATTCACCAGAACGGTGATGAGGTCCTTCCATTCCTCGCGGGTCAGCTTTTCACCGTGCCAGACAACCTGGTCAGACAGGTCCTTCAGCAGCGGCCACATAAGACGGTTTTGCTTATCGGTGCGGGTCTCTTCCCGGGCCTCGACCACCATCGGCGCGCGAGGGTTTACCGGCAGGGTGCGAATGTACGCGATGAGGTTCTCTTTAACGGTGTCATTGACGATGCAGTAGTGCTGCTTCATACGCCACCTCCGAGAGGTAACGCAGAATGAAGAAAATCGCAGGTGCATTTCTGCATCTGTGACAAGGCGAGGAGTTCAGATTGTGGTCGCATTTAAGTCCCCTTAAATGCGCAGAAGTCACCGGAGTTGTTCAGGCTCCGATGACTTAATTATGGCTGCGTGATAATGAATAATCAAATGTTGCTTGACGTTTAGTTATGCGTCGAATGGGTTAGGCATCATCCATGATATGGATTCTTCCAGTCCTCGCTGGTAGCAAGCCTTTCGATGGCAAGCAAAATCGGCAGATTTGATTCATCCGTGCTCTTCATGATTTCCCAGTGAAGTCGTTTTAACTCGTGAACTAGCTGGTCTCTGTTTGTTTCCGCATCATTGCTGGCAAGCATAAGACAGCACTCACCAACAATGCGGCACGCTTCCCGATACAGGTCCTCTGACAGCTTCTCATATTCTGACATAAGCAACCCCTCCACCATGAAGGGGTTTTATATCACATCATTTTGCATCCTGCTGCTCAGCTCTCCGCGCTTCCGCGTCGTGATATCCCTGCATGTAAGCATCAGCAACGGCTGGGTCAATTCCTGCCTGAATAGCGATTTCGTCGATATACTCAGGCTCTGCGGCTGCCTTTTTCGCGTGCTCACGAATCTGCGCGATTAGCTCCTCGGCATTAACTTCAAAGCACTTCAGAGTTTCACAGCCGCCGACCTTGGCTCCGGAGATACGATACCCACCATCGTCATTGCCTACGCAGAGTGAAAGGCCTCCAGCCTGATTGTGAGAAATTTCAATATAAACATTGCCTGGCTTCAAATTAGACATTTTCACCCTCCCGCTGCGGCGCTGCTGGCAGTGGCATCCAGTGAGTGAAGTTCTTCTCCCAATGTTTACGGAGGAAAAACACATTGCTGATGCTGTATAGCGGACCGCAGTCAACTTCATTTTTGTGCCAAACGAGATAGCAAACAGCACCACCATCTGGCTCGTATCCTTCTGGTGGAAGCCGCTCACTGCAAGCCACCCAGCCATCCTGAATTACCGTAGAGTTACGATCGGCTAATTTCCTGTTCAGCTCCAGAGCCACCATAGCGATAGTCGATGTTGTTAGTGAATGCATGTGCGGATTGCTTTCCACGGCCTCCAGCCACACGACATCGTTAAAGCGGTCGAAGTCGAAATCATCAAGCAACTTGCAAGCCGTCGTTACAGGTTCAACCATATTGTTGGAGTCACCGGAATGGTCAACCATAGCGAGCTTATCCTCGGTATGGTTGGTTATCGCTTCCTGAAAGCGTTCAAGCTCCACGTACTCCTGGCATGACCAACCGCCATCAATGAAATCACGAGCTTCAACAGCGTCGAAAGTGAATGATGTTTCGCCACCAGTTGGTGAGGTTAAGCCGTACAGGTCTGCTACCGGCTTAAACTGTGTGGCTGGAATATTTTCCGGTTCGTTTTGTGGTCGATCGGCACCCTGAAGCATGGCTGCGCGATAGGCGTTCCAGCCGACAGCTTTTCCGTGTTCAAACGAGCTGTCAAAGTCATCATCCATTTCCATCGCAGCGGGCACAGATACCGGCGCTGGCGTGGCGGAGCGATACAGAAGCACATCACCCATCTCTGCTCTGGACGCAGGCCATACGTCTGCATCGGAGCCAGATTTGAGATAATCAAGATTGGACTGGTCGATGACGCACACAGCCTCCGCTTCGAGCGATGCCAGCGCGATACGCGCCAGCTTCAGTACCACCTTGGGTGTTATTTTTTCACTGAAGTGCTCTCGTGCTTTCTTTTCCGACCACACGACAGGCCACATGACTTCTTTCGCAGCTGCTTCGATTTGCTGTAACTGCTCTTTGGTGAACTTATTGGTAATAGTGCTCATGGGTTAGTCCTCCCGATTTGCTAAAAATACCGCTCTGGCGAATCCGCGTGGCGTAAGTGAACGTAGTTGCTTCGTACGCGGTGAGTTGCCACCTAACCAACGCCACCCCCAAAACAGTCCAATATTCACCGGTCCCGGTTTTTTATCTGGCATGACAAACCCACCGCCAGCCCAAATACATGTTTTTTTCGTGTAACCGTCATACGCTGGCATTTTCGGGTGAAAGCTTTCCTCGCGTCCGTGCATATGTCCTCCGTATTCATACGGGTGAAAGTAGTAATCCGGCTTGCGCCATGCCGTTGACATTTTTCCTACCGGATTCTCAACCATCCATTTAGCGCCGAATTCCTCCGCAATTTTCTGCACCATTTTCGCGTTATCTACGGAAGCAAGACTTGTGTGGCTATCATGCTTCGCACCTGATACCGCAAGCTCTGTGCAGTCGGGGAAAGCAAAGATAATGTCTGGACTGGGAATGTTCATCGTGACGCACTTCTCCGCAAAATCTCCATCAATCCACATATCGATGTGATGAACTAACGGATGCTCATTCCGTCCTACATATTCACCATGATTACCCGATGAGGCATTAAAACAGTAAACGGTGTGACCACATTCAGCCCAAGGAAGCCCCATAATCCCAGAACCATCAAAAAGCGACCAAATAACCATATCAGCCCTCCCCGTTGATGCGGATTCCGGCAGTACGCATCGCTTCGATAACTTCGTCGCGGTCAAGATACTCACCATCTTCGGCTGCTACCATATAGGCTTCGTCGATGTGATACCCCTCAGGATCCATTCGCTGAGGGAGTATCACCTCCCGCGTCTCCAGCTCGGCAATCAGCTTCTCTGCGGCTTCCAGCTCATCCAGCAGCGCCAGCACGGTGACGGGGTCACATAACCTGAAGAACAGCTCATCCCCCAGGCTGTTATCACCAACAAACCCATAATCATCATGGTTGTCGGTTGAAAGAACCAAGGTTCCATCAGTACCTCTACAGGTGTATTTGATGCTTCCGTCTACGCGATCGCCAATACGACCCGGAGTAGCCTTCTCCGCCGCTTCCCGTAATGCGCGTTTGTCGATGTTGCTCATGACTGAACTCCTTTGCGAAGCTGTGATGATTCCAGTGCAGTTGGCAGTTGCGTATAGTGCGTCACGCCACGCAGAGAGTTAATCGATCGGGAATGGTCAGCCAACCAGATTCTGTGGATGTTGGTATCGCTGCCTGCGCAGAAGTTGTGCTCCATCCACTGAGCAGAGCAATATCGCGGCCCGACGTCGGTTTCGTAACGCACCCAATAGCGTCCAAACTCTGCCGGTTGATTGCCTTCAATCCAGACCTGCGCCCGCACTTCAGCCAGGAAAGCGTCGGTCGCTGGGGTTTCGATATCCATGTTCAGCGGATAGTCGGCATTCAACTCATCGTGAATGAATTCAGCCAAATTCTTGCGGCTTTCCTTCAGCCCCGCATTCTCCGCAGCCAGCGCCGCGCATCTGGCTTCACCTTCTGCCACGCCAGCCTGGTACGCTTCGAACATATGCTGTGTCTTCTCGCGCACAAAGCTTCTGTCGTCTTCCATCGCTGGCGAGCAGCCGTTGTTGTTATTGGTAAACCACTCGATAAATTTCTGTTTCATACCCCTACCCTCCCCCAAACCATCAAAACCCTTCTCATTGCCGGACTGTTCCGGCACTCCTGAAATATTCCGTTGGTGCAGCTGTGCGCGGTACCATCCTGCTCTTCCGGCGTCGCCAGGCGATAAGTCACCGTTCGCCAGACCTTGCTCACCCGGACAATCTTGCGGGCCCGCTCCAGATCGATGGCGTTCTTCGTGATGCAGTTGATGGTCATGCCGCACTCTGTGGCCACATCCTTCGCGGTAAAGGTCCTGTGCGTTTAGAGATAACGCAGAATTGCCTGTTTGCCTTTCATCGTCTTAGCACTCATAGTCAGCCTCCTGTTGCATCTGGCCGCTGTAGGTGAAATCTACCGGGTCCAGGCCTGAGTAGCGGCTGCTGAAGTGGTAGGTCTTTTCTGCCCCCGGCGCATGGCGGGACTTCACACAGATGATTTCGGTGATGCCTTTCAGTTCGGTGTTCGGGTTGTATTTCTCATCCCGGTAGATCATGAAAATCACATCGGCTTCCTGCTCGATAACACCGGACTCGCGGAGGTCAGCTGCGACCGGGCGCTTATTAGCACGTTCTTCGACCTTACGGTTAAGCTGAGCCAGTGCGATGACCGGGCAACGCAACTCTTTCGCCAGGTTCTTCAGGCCGGTGGCGATCTCCCCTACGCTGCGGTTCATGTTCTCAGGGTCAGACATGCGCATCTTCTGGAGATAATCGACGATTACCACGCCCAGTCCGCCCAGCTTCTTACTCATTCTGCGCGCTTCAGCACGCACCTGGTGAACGCTCAGGGATGGCTTGTCATTGATGTAGATTGGAGAGTCGATGAACTCCTTCATGCAGTGACTAACCTTCCCCCATGCCTCGTCCATTTTCCCGCTAACTTTGCTCAGCAGATCTTCTTTGCTTACCCGTGCCCGGTGGAACGCGACACGTTCGGAGATCTGATCAACTGGCATTTCCAGGCTGAAGAACAGCACAGGCTTTTTGTTTTTCAGGCCGACAGTCTCGGTCACGGTGGTGCTAAACATGGTTTTCCCCATGCCAGGACGTCCACCAACGACGATAAAATCGGTGTTGTTGAACCCGCCGAATGCGCTGTCGATGGTCGCCATGCCCAGCTCGGTTTTGTGCTTCCAGATATCGCCACTGATAATCGACTGGATAGTCTCAAGAGACATGTCGATCCCGGTAGTGATGTGCTCGGTGCCATAGTCAGCACTGTGCTCAATACCGGAGATATCGGCCTGTATGTTGCCGATGATGTCAGCGATACCCTCACTGGATGGTTCGGACAGCTTCTGGATCCCTACCTGTAGCGCCAGGGTCATCCGGCGGCCGAGATGCATTTCCCGCAACTTTTCGCAGTACGAGGCAAGGTTCGCGAACGACGGTGTATTTTTGCTGCATTCAGCCAGGTAAGCGAATCCCCCGGCACTTTCCAGCGCGCCAAGCCGTTCAAGGTCGCTGGTCAACGTCAGCAGGTCTATCTTCTCCCCGGACTCGTTGAGGCGTTTGTAGGACCGCAGAGCCACCTTGTGAGGTGTTGCTGTGAAGTGGTCCTCAGTCAGCCCCTCAATCGCGTCAGTCGCCATGTCAACGCCGTCTGTGCGGCCCGCTGCGAGCATGATCCCTCCGATGACGGCCTGCTCAACGTATAAATCAATAAAACGGCTCATGCTTTGACTCCCTTGCGCTCACGGTGCTCGTTGATGGCCTGCTCGTAGACAGATCCCCAGTTCTTCGGATTCAGTATCCAGTCGAGAGACAGCCATGGCTGATCGCCTCTGGTGCCGAACAGGGAAGACTTGCTAATCAGCTCGAAGGCCATTCCCATGTGCTTCAGTTCTCGCCAGTTGCCCTGGGTGGTTTTGCCGTTCCACACAGCTTCCAGGTCTCGATAGGCCGGACGGCGGCGGTTCCACTCATGCAGTGAAACGGCCTTCGAAGGGAATTTTTCATTCCAGAGCTTGATGATCTCTTCGTGCGGACAGGCTTTCGGGTTGCTTCCATGACCATCTGCCCATATCAGGGCGTCTGACAGGTATCCATCAAAGCGGGTCATACGGCACAGGTTCTCTGGCTTGAAGCTGTGACCCCAGTTCACATGGGCCCAGCGGATAACGAGTTTCAGCTCTTCAGCGGTGTAGCACTGGTCTTTGCTCTTCACCGTGGAGAGAGCTTTCTCAAAAGGTGCCAGCGCAGCACAACGACTACCCGTTAGCTCGTTGAAGTAATCCATCACTTCCTGAGCGAGTGAGTTTTCCCCCTGGGGGGATTTAGGGGGATCTTGTCTTTCTGTATTTTGATTATTGTCTTTTGTGGTTAGCACCTTCTGCTTAGTTCTGTTAGCAACTTCCGCTAAGGTTTTCTTAGCAGGTTTAGCTAATGTTTTGCAGAATCCGTTAACCTTCGTTTTCCACTCGGAAACATTGGTATTCATGCCCACTTTGCGGCCCTCCTGAATGAATACCTTCTTGCCGATCAGCAGGTTTTTGGCAGTAGAGCAATGCGTGTGGTGCTTACCAACCATCTGCTCAAGTTGCTCGTTGCTGACCCAATCCATTTTTTTATTGAAGCCGTATGTTTTGCGCCAGACGGCCAGCACAATGCACATCTCAGTTTCGCTCAAACCTGAAGCCATAACGGCATCAAGCAGCTCATTCGCGACGCGAGTGAACCCATCTTCCAGTTGCGCCACACGATGCTCCACGACCTCCAGCGGCGGCCTGTAGTCTGCTAAATGCTTAACGACGCCCATGCTTCACCCCTGCCTGAATCAGTGCCAGTCTTGCCATGCCAACGAAGCGCTCAGCGAACGCCCGGTTTTTTGAGGCAGCGACAACCAGGCCATCTGGTGAATCTGGATGGCGACGTTCCTCTTTTTCCTGGTACTTTTTGCGAGTTTTTGACATACTTACTCCCGTTACTTGGCGTAACACAGTGTGATAAGGGCCTTTGAAGTGACCGCTTCAAGGGCTTTCGCTTTTTTGGTAGTACCCATCACATAACTCCCGGCGCCATAGCGGCCAGACTTGTCACCACCGCAGCGATTGATTCAGTTGGCAGGAAGCGCAGCAGTGCTTCAGCAGCTTCTCTCACCTCTTTCTCAAGGCGTTGTATCGGCTGACCAAGTAACTTCGCCTGATGCGCTTCAGTGCACTCTTTCATGGCCTCGACTATCAGTTCGGCCTCAGTCTTTGCGACAAGACCGAACTCTCTCGCCACTTTCTCGTTATCCCGCGCCATCACGTCGATAATGACGGGGATCAATAGCATCAACCCCTTGTCGTTCTTCGGGCCCGGATCGTTAATCATCCGGAAGAAGTTCTGCTTCGTGTTGTGTTCAGAACCTGCCAGTAACAACCCCTTCCCGCCGCGCGCCAGCCACTCCTTTGCTACCAGTTGCGAAATGTGAACCTGAGCCTGTCCGGGCGTAGCTTTTTGCCAGGCCTTAACTGCCTCCCGTATTCGAGTTAGCTTACGGTTATTACGCGGAACACTTTGATAAATCGAAATCAACGGACGTTGTTCAAGTCCGGTATTGTGTTGATACGCAAGTGAATGCATTGCTTTCCCTTTCGTGGTTAGGGCCGCCAATCAGGCGGCATTATTTTTTGGTGGGAACAACGCATCGAGAGATGTATTGCTCCCCAGCTTATTCATCGCGTCAACCAGGCGGCGGCACGAATCCAGGTCTGGTGCTCGTATGCCAGCTTCATAGTTAGCAAGGCGGGACTGATTCCAGCCGCACGAACCTGCTAACTCTGATTGAGTGATGCCAAGCTTCTTACGTTCGTTGGCGATATTGTTCATGCTGATCCTTTCAAGAATGGTCACTCAGCATCATTAAACACAATTCGTGATTATTAATCAACACAATTCGTGTAAAGCTTTTTAACACGGCGCGTGATACAAAATGAGAATGAATAGAATCGAAGATATAGCGGGCCGCATTAAGCGACTTCGCGAAGATAAAGGGCTGTCACAAAAGGCTCTCGCAGAGCTTTGCGGGTGGGCCTCGCAGTCACGCATAGGGAATTACGAATCAGGCACCAGGAGCGTTAGCGTTGATGATGCAACTGTAATAGCTAAGGCGCTGGGGGTTGCGCCTGCCGAGCTGCTTTTTGGCGATGACTACAAAGGCCCTTACAAGCCAGGTGATAAATACCCAGTTATAAGCAAGGTGCAGGCAGGAGCATGGTGCGAAGCTGTTGAGCCGTACACCCTTAAAGATATCGACCTTTGGCTTGAATCAGATGCTCACATTCAGGGTGACGCGTTCTGGTTGCTCGTTGAGGGCGAGTCAATGACAGCCCCTACTGGCTTGAGCATACCTGAAGGAACCTATGTACTTTTCGACACCGGTAGAGATGCGGTAAATGGCAGTCTGGTTATAGCTAAGCTATCCGATTCGAACGAGGCGACTTTTAAGAAGCTGGTGATCGATGGCGCACAGAAGTATTTGAAAGGTCTCAACCCTCAGTGGCCACTCGTGCCGATTAATGGTAACTGCCGGATTATTGGGGTTGCTGTAGAGACAAAGTTGCGGCTGGTGTGATAGTGATCATCATTCTCAGTGATTGATGAAAATCATCATAAAGTTTGTGTTCATTCTACCGATTTTATGTATATTCATAATGTGCGCGCGATATAGAGATGTTTCCAGTCAAAGTCAATTAATACATTGCTAAATCGTGCTTATTGAGCGGAAATCGTCCAATTCGCATTGAAAAACGGTTGGAGAGATCCTATATAAGGAGTATAGTTAGTGACCCAAAACGTACTGCCAATCAATCAGCGCCTCCACGATCAGGCTGTTGATGAGTTCAATCGCCTGCATGGAACAATGATTGGCGAAATTAGCGCAATGTTGAAAACCGCTAAAGTGGCACCTCTGGTAGACCTTCGCAAGAAGGATCCAACGTTTTCAAATGTTGTCGCAGAATTGAGAATGTTCCGAGATGTGTGTTGTGCCCTTGCGCCGCACTTTCTCGTGGACAAAACTGGCGAAATCGCTGACATCGACAAGTTACTAACACTGGCTAATGACCTGGCTCAAGCCATCGACGCTGATGACCCTGACGCACTATGCGCAGCTATAGCAGCCCTTGATGTAGAGCCTTATATTTAATGAGGGGATCAAAATGACTAAAGAGTTTGACTATGCTACCGTAAGTAAGCTTTTGGCTGAAATGCGCGGATGTGTAGAGCGCGTTCAAAATCTACGCCGCGACTTTGAAGCTCGAATCAGTCATTCACAAAAAGCTGCCTGATTTTTAAATCAGATTTGTAAAGACCCGGCCACCGCGCCGGGTTTTTTATTGCCCACCCATAAAGCTATCTGCCATTCTGCCGATAACTATCCAGCCTGAAGCTGATAACAATAACTATCGCAACACTACCTGCCCGCCCGTGCGGGCTTTTTTATTGCCCCTTCCTCACCAACTCCGCAGCATCCCTGTTAACTCCCTTCCCTATCACGTTTCCTGTTTCCTTCCGGTACTGCTTCAGCTTGTCGATGATGTTTTGCTGGGTCATGGGCAAATCTGCCAGTGACAACTCCATGACCGCCCGCCCCATCGCCTGAATTTTCATGCTTATACGCTCTTCATCCAGAACCATGCACATCCCTCCTGCTGTTTTTTTAAGCGTAGCACTGGTATTTAAAAAAATAAATTCCCTTTCAAATCAGCAACAACACGCTTTGTTGTCATCATTAATCACAAATCGTGTTGACCAATAAAACACAATATGTGATTATCCACTCATCGAAACGAAACATCGACAGCTGAGCGAAGTTAGCCAGCGGCGGACAGCAAGTCGCCTGCTTTTTAACAACATGC